TCATGCCCTCGGAGTGCTCAGCTTCGAGTGTGCGTTCGTTTGGAAATTAGCCATTGACTGCACTGGCCCCATTACAGAAGGCAATGAGGCGATCAGCGCTTCAGGCGTCGGAACAGGATCAGGCGGTGATGCCCACAGGCCGTAGACCATCTCCCAAACCTCATCGCGCCAGGCGATGAAGACCGCCGCTTCCGCAGCCCAAATTGGGTTCGTGCTGGCGGCGTAAGATGCGCAGGAGGTGCCACTATCGTAGAGACGGGCAATCGCTGTCACGTCGATATGGTTCTGCACCGCGATCCGGTAGTCGTCAGCCGTAAGTGACGCGCTGTCAGCCTCGATCATAGTGACGACGCCAGTCTTCGCGGAAACGCTGGAGATCATCATAGATTGCCGCCTCCGATCATGGGCGTTAATTCAAACGCCGCTGCCGACCCTGTTACCCGGAACTGGAGAGCGTTTGCGCTTGACAGGACAGTCAGCGTTCCAGCCGTGGTGCCGACAACGAAAACACCTGTCCGCAAGTCGATACGACCGAACCGAGCGCGGAAATTCCCGGAAAATCCGCCTATGACTGGACCCAACATTGTCTGATAGCTGCCCCACGACGACCCGTTGTTGGCCGAAAACCTGACCTCAAACGAACTTGAGTTCGGGAAGTCAGTGAGGAGGAAGAATTCCAGTACTTTCACATCATCAAGATCGGTAATGATCGTCGCTGTCGGCAAAAGTCGCGTTCCGTCGAGTGCAAGCGGGCTGATCTTTGGGGCATCTGGCGCGCCCTCCGCAATGGCGATGGAGTTCTCAAACGCCGCCGCCGCCTTCTCGTCAGTCCAAGGCTTCCCCGCCGTGAGTTCTGCCCACGGGGGATCGGTCCAGTCTGCCATGCTTCACCTATTGGATAAGATAGGGCTGTGATCCGTCAGGCATCAGTCCCGTCGCTTCCTCTGCCATCCAGCAGCCGAAAGCCTTTTCTTCATCGGTTGCGCTGGCATAGTCCGGCGCATCCGCAGGCATGATCACGGCAAACCGCCCGATAAACCGATACGATTGCAGCTTGAGCCGCAGCGTGTGGCCCGGCTTCGTGTCATCCACCGCGATTGCCTGCCAGCGTGTCGAAAGCGGGTTGCCCTCACTGTCGACCAGCGCCCGCGTCGTCACATCGAACACATCGCCATTGTTGATCGACCGGCGCACGCCGCCGTCGTGGCTGTCAAGATCGAGCGACAGATACTGCGGCACCAGCCGGTAGCGGAGAAGCAAGCGCGCCGCCAAGCGGATCGCGTCCGTCTCGCGCGTGATCCAGTCCGCGAAGATCGTCAGCGTCTTGGCCGCCCCTGCCGCCGCCTCACTCTCCACAAAGCCGTCGATATGCAGCCGCAGAAGCCGGTAGTTCTCCGGTTTCCCTTGGTTAAAGGGGCTACGTCCGTCGAAGTAGACCGCAACCCGCGAAATCTGCGCCTGCGTGTCATCGCTCACGAAAGCCGAGCCTGCGACGATAGAGGCACCATCCGTCAGGATCGTCGGGGCTACATCTGGCGGGCGATTAGCCAGGAGTGGAATGCTCTGTTGCCGCTCATCCCACCAGAGCGAAAAGCAGCCCTGTTGGCAAAGCTGGCCCAGAAGGTCGCCAACTGCGGTCGGGGAAACGACCGTCCGCGTCGCCTTCTGCGTCGTCATGTAATTGAAGCCTTCCTCGCTCCATTGGGCACTGTCCCGATAGCCAGCGGGAATTGGGGTGTGATTGTCGATCAGGTCAGCCGCAACCGCCCAATGCTGGATGCGCTCATACCGCCCTACCCGCGAAACCGCGTCGTCAACCTGATGCGCTTCTGCCGTGCTGCCCAGCACCCCCCGGACAATGCCGCTCATCGTCCGGTACCCGTCGCCGTCAAGTGTGTGGCCGGAATACTGGATGATCTCCGACCCGATCCGCAGATACTTCCGCGATCCGGTGTTGCCGCAGGCTTTGTCCAGATCAGCCGCGTGCGCCGAAACCCGAACCGTGGTTGTCGTGGCGTCCATCTCATTGACCAGCGCCGCGCCGATCTCGGGCGGGAATTTCGCGTCCTTTGCTTCAGCCAGCCGCAGGGGATCAGTCGCCGTGATGGAAACCCTGCCATCCGCGTCCGGCCCGGATACTGCCGAGATGATGTAATCCCGGCGCTGCATGTCATCCAGCGCCTGCCCGTGGTAGCCATCCCAGACCGTGATCAGCGCGCCTGTGTAGAAGGCATTCCGCGCCCGCCAGAGCGCCCAGAACGGCGCTGCGTTTCTGTTCGTCCGCAGGTCGCGGTAATAGTCCCCGACCGGATCATCCCAAGGCCGGTCCTGAAAGCTGATCGTGACCGAAGACCCCACCCCCAGCGGAGATACCGCCGAACGCTGCGCCCCGATATTGATCTCGCTGGATGCGGTCGAAACGCTGGACAGCAGCGGAATGGCGTTGGTGCGGATATCCTCGCCCATCCGCTGATATGTCGGCATGATCGCCGCCCCATCTTGGCAGAACATCCATGTGATGCTGCCCGCTGTGTTGATGTTCGTCTGGTCGCCGCAGGTTCCCCAAGTCTGATAGCAATAAGGCCCGCCAGAGGCCGTGCACGGGGACACGCCATAGCGCAGGCCGCAGCGCTTCTGGCGCAGGCCGACATACTGGACCGGGCGGCGCGTCAGGCTCATTCTGTCGGCCCCACATGGGCTTCGCCATTCAGCGTCGCGGCAAGGTAGAGGCCATTCCGTGTCGGGTTCACATCGTCAGAGGTCAAAGCATAGGCCACGTCTTCCGCATCATGCCCAGGACGGATCGCGAGGAAGAAGGGATTTTCCCGCGCGGCCAAAGCAAAGGGCAGGAAATTCGCCTCATACCAAGACCGCCGCAGGAAAGGCCATGAGACAGAAAAAGGCCGCGTCGTGGCCGTCATGCTGCGCCCCATGAATTGCCCGGTCACGCTGCGGTTGGTCTGGTATTCCGTCGCCCGGATCAGCGACAGAGGCAGAACGTCAGTCGTCGGTTGGCACTCGGTGACCAACATCTTTCCAGCGGCAAGAACCCCGATCATGGCTTGCCCGGACAGGGTCACCCGCACACCGGATGCGGTCACCGGGCGAAACGCCACCATGATCGCCGCATCTGTGTCAGGGCTGATCGGATCGTGGGCATTCACCCAACTTCCGCCAGTGTAGACCTGAACCGTGGCCGTCACGCCTTCCGATCCGATGGTATGAGCCGCGATGGCAACGCAGTCGATTTCTGCCGCCGTGAAGGTCGCGGTCAGCGTCGCGCCCGCCGCAGGCCGCCACCAGGATACGGTGTCCATGGACTGCGCGCGCTCAGCCTCAAAGCCCTCATCTTCCGAAGTGGCCGAGAACGATCCTGACAGCAGCAAGTTATCCCACAGGATGCGGGACAGCGTGAGCGGCCTGCGAAAGACGCGCTCGTCGCTGCGGAATTGGTCGGTCATGTAGATCATGCCGCCACCAGTCGCGGGTCAACCCGGAGACCCCGGCCCGCCGCAGCAGAGAGGGTATCGATAAGGGACTGCATCCCAGCCATGAAGTCAGGCGAACCAGATGCCGAAATGTCGATGCGCTGCACCGGCAGGACCGGGGCCGCAGCGGCAGTAGCCCCGCCGCCTCGCGCGGCACCGCCACCACCTTCGTTGATGCCCTTGATGGCCCCGACAAAGGCAAGGCCCTTGGCAATCACCGCAGCCGCTTCAGGGAAGCCAAGCGCGCCTTTTTCCAAAGCTTTCGCCGCGCCCTTGTATGTCGAAACCAGAGCCTCTGCCGCTGCGAAAGCTTGAGAAACCTTCAAGGCTTTCCTGTTGAATGCCCCCATAGCGCCAAGAACGTCCGCCCCCGCGCCCAGCGCCATTTCAAGGCTGAACCGATTAGCCTCCTCCTTGATCTCGGCCATCCGGTCCTGGTGTTCCGCCTCCAATCTTTCGATGGCGGCATGTTTCCCACCCAGGGCCTCAAGCTCCGCCTCGCTGGCGCTGTTTAGAAGCGCAAGGCTCTCGGCATACCATTCCTCAAGGATTTCGCGCTCGGTCTTCAGATCTTCGATCAGCGCGTCCAGCTTGCCGTTCGACCCACCGCCCCCGCCACCGCCGCCGCCTCCCACAGCCTTCATCGGCGCAAGGCCAGCCGTAGGCGGCAGGAGGCTGTCAGCAGTCTGTCCATAATACCAAGTCGTGCTGCCAGTCGTCTGACCCTGGCTCATCATATTGGTGTTGACCGCAGCAGCCGCGCGAAGGTTGGCGGCCAGGCTGGCCGCCCATCCAGCCGCCGCAGCGATGTTGCCGAACGAGACGCCAGAAATCAGCGACGCCGCCGCCGCCGCATCAGCGGTGCTGATGGACAACTTCCCGGCAAGATCGGCCGCCGTTCCGTAAAATGACGCTGCCCGCGCCATCGCTTCGGCGGCTTCTCGTTGCCGCGCTGCGACTTCACCGGCCCGCTGCGCGCGGACGCCCTCCATAACCGAAAGCTGAGCGGCGCGGGTTTGCTGATCGCCAAGAGATTTCGCATTCGCCTCATATTTTGAGACAAGCGCGCCAATCTCAGCGTTCATTTCGTCAACCGTCATTTTCTGGCGGTCTAGGCTGTCAGTCGTAGTGGACAGATATGTCTGAGCTTCGGCATATTTGCGAGCAATCTCATCGCGCAGGCGCACTTGCTCCCGCAGCAACTCGACCTGATAACCCTCATCCACGCCGAAGCGCAGTTTGTCGATTTCGACCTGTGCGTTATAGGTCGCTTTCGCCAAAGCCTCCTGCGCCGCCGTGACGCGCTCCAAGGCCGCTGCGGCTTCTGCCGCCGCCTCTGATGTGCTGAATAGCGAACCAACCAGAGGCGCAAGCGCGGCAACGGCCAGACCGGCAACAGCCCCGAACGCGCCGAAACCGGATAGGAGCTGGGGCATCTGCTGCGACAGCGCCCTAACAGCGCCCTGACCGCCTTGAATTTGAACGAAAATGTCTTGCAACTGGAAGCTGACGTTCTGAAGGCTGGCAGTCGCCTGACGCGACATGCCCGTGAACGATCCGGCGATCTCCGCGTTGTTCTTCTTGAACCGCGTGACCGTGCCGCTCTCGAACTTCGCCAGCCGGGTTTCCATGCGGGCGATCTGTTGCAGGAACTGCTTCTCGGTCAGACCAACAGGAAGAACTAGGCCGTCTGTGTTTTCGTCAGCCATCACTCAATCCCCAATTCCCGCAACCTCTCAAGCGTCACCGCCTGTTCAGATCGGCCCAGAACGCCGTGAAATTTAGCCCAAGCGACGAAAGCGCACTGGAATTCCCAGAGGGTCATTTCCTTGACTTGGGCGGGACTGAACCCCATCAGCGCGCCCCGGCCATAGATGACCGAAAACCTCAGACGCTCTCGGTCTGGGCTTCCGCTTCCGCCGCTTCCGGCTTTTCCGGCTGATCGTGCGCCTTGCCACTGTGGAAGTCGGTCAGGATGGCAAAGGCGATCATCACCAATTCGGCGAATTCCGCTTCTTCCATCCCGCGCACCGCGATCTTGCGGGCCTCCTGGGCGTCCATGCCGCCGCCGATCAGGCCAAGGCGGATGGCCTCGACAATCTCGCGGACCTTTACCGGTGCATGGGCAAGCGACCCGCGCTGGATGCCCTGCGAACACCGCCAGCGCAAATCGGCAATACCGGCGGGGGTCAGATCGTCAAGCGCCTCAGCTTCGCCGATCCGTAAGCGGAAAGCATGTTCCCCGCCCGACCAGTTGATAACCCTCGGTTCCGTCATGTTATGCCTTGAGCGAAGTGGTCGGGGTGTCGGCGAACTGGATTTCGACCGAAGCCGTCACGACCGAACCTTTCACGCGGGCCTGGCCCAGCGACGAAACAATGATCGACCCGGTTTCATATTCGATTTCACCCGTGTCGGCGGCAAGGTTGCCGATGCGGGCCAGCATCGGGGAACTGTCACCGGCATAGAACTTGGCAAGGAAGGTGTTGTAACCGCCCTGCGTCCAGTTTCCCGTGCCGCTGAACGAAACCGAAATGCTCTGCACCCGGCGGGAGATGTTGTTCGGCAGGCTTTCATCGTCGCAGTCGCGCACGGTTTCCACTTCGGTCGAAGTGGTCGTGCGCGAGACTTCAGCCCCCATGATCACGCAATTGCGCGCCCAAGTGGACCCATCGTCTTCGGAGAATTCGAAGACAAGCTCGTCGTATTCCTGATGGACAGGTGCCGCCATTTTGATCTCCTATGGCAAGATGACCGCCATACAGGCGGGGTTCGGGAGGGTGGTGATGTTGAGGTTGGCGATTGTGATTTCAGCGTTGTCCGTCGGCGGCTTGGCCTTGGCTCAAGGCGAAAACTCAAGCTGTCCGGCTACCAAGGGAAAGTTCAACGCCATCAAGGTCGGCATGACCTTGGCAGAAGTGCGGAAGATTGTTGGATGCAGCGGGACGCTACTCTCACAATCCGAAATCGCTGGCTACACGTCGGAAGGTTATCGCTGGGATGGTGTAGAGCGAGGAAGCAACATGATCCTCATACTGCAGAATGACCGGGTGGTTTCGAAGGCTCAGGCTGGGCTAACATGGTGGTAAGATTTGATGGGACAGCACGCGCCACGCCCGCCTTTATCGCGGCCTCGACCAGCTCGCGCGGAAAAGATTGCGGTTCCCGCTTCGCCTTGACAGACCAGCCCGCATTAACTTTGCGGCTAGTGTAGTTGAAGTCGCGGTGAAAGATCGCCCTCACGCCTGCGCCTCGATATGGAATTCATAGCGCAGGACGCCATGGGTCGTCAGCCCGTCCGGGTCGCGCATGACCATCTGAAACGGGTTCGCCCGCGCCACAATCTGATTATCGGCCAGCATCAGTCCCTGCATTGCCGTCCGAACCGCCGCCAGGATTTGCTTGCAGTGGACTCGACCGACTTGGCGCGACCAGATATCCAGTTGCAGCGAAACCGTATCGATCCCCACGCAGCCGCCTTCGTCCGCCGCCGTGTCTTCCGGGCCAAAGCTGATGTAGCCCTGCGTAGATCCCCAAGGCTCCGAAGGCACCCGATCATAGACACCGGAAACCAGAGCCATGACCGCCGCATCGCCAGTCAGGGCGGCCACGACAGCTGACTGCAACTCAAGATCGGGCGAAGCCATCAGCCAACCCCGCGCCAGGCCGCGCGAACAGCGCGCGTGATCGCAGCCCGAACCGCCGATTTGTTCAGCCGCCAAGCTGGGTAGAAAAACGGGTTTGCTGGCATCTTCTGCGTTCCAAACTCTTGCAGCCGGGCATTCTGCCAAACCTTGCCCCGGCTGTTCTTGATCTTGGTCGTCTCATCCCCGGCCTTGACCAGCACCCCGATAAACTCGGTCGGGCCTGCCTTGGTCGTGAATGTGGCGGTATCCTCAGCGCGTATAGACGCGATCAACTCGCCATCATCCCTCGGGGCCATGCCCTTTGCCGTAGCCACAACCCTTTCGCCCTGCACTCGCGCCGCGATACGCCCAGCATTCATCGCCGCCTGGGCATGGGTCCGCAGCTTTGCCATCACCCGATCAACACCCACGCTCATGCTGCAACCCCTGCCTCTGCGGTGATGTAGACCCAAGCCCGGTCGCTGATGGCGTCGATCTGGCGGATGTTGTAGACCCCGAACTGTGGCACTCCGCCGTCATAGGTGACACGCCGAAGGTCCAGCATCCGGTGTTCCGTCGTCAGCGCCCGTGCCGCGATGCAAGACCTGATCTTCACCTTGAAGATGGACCGACCCTCAAGCCGCGCAGCCTGCGCCGCCTCTCCGCCGCCGGAATAGCGGAATTCGGCCCGGCACTCATGCACCCGCGTCCATTGCTGATAGGGGTTGCCGTATTCGTCCACCGCGCCAGTCGGCAGATCAAAGGCAACACGCTCGGTTAGGTCGCCTGCGGTCATGCCTTCACCCAACCCCGGCGGTGGCGGGCTACATGACTTTCAATCGAATACGGGATTTCCATGACCGCGCCGTCGCTCGTCCCGCTGCGGTTCTTATACCAATGCCCGATCAGCATCAGCATGGCGTGCTTCAGCCCCACAGGCACAGACCCGCCAACGCTGAACACGATCACCACGTCACCTTCGGGCCAAGCCCCGGTCACTGTCGCGCAATCGCCATCGATCGACAGGGTGTAAGCCGAAACATCCGTATCGCCGTTCACCGATACAAGCCCGGAAACCGGGATCGGCGTCAGCGCCACCTCATCATCGGGCAGAAGGTCGGAAACCGTTAGTTCCCATTCTTCCTCGCCCAGGACCATCCCCGCATCCTCGCCGATAGCCTCATTCGCCGTCTGGATGTAGAAGCCCAGCAACTCATCGTCGTCGGAGAAGTTCACGATACATTGCGACTTTGCCTCGTCCAGCGTGACGGGGAACACGCTGGACTCCGTCACACGGCGCAGGGTCATTTCGCGGCCTTCTCGCCCTTGGCAGGCTTCACAGCGCGCTCAACCGGCGCACCGCGCACCGGCTCCGCTTGCCCCGCTTCGATCAGCCGGATTGCCTCGTCATCCGCCGCGTCGATCTCATCGCCGACCGACTGCGAAAAGTCAGCACCAGCGCGGGAAACCAGAAGCTTGATCTTCATGTCATCCTCCATATCGGCTTGAGAAGTGGGGCAGTCGCCCGCCCCACCAGAAAGCCGATCAGGCCATGGTGATCCGCTTGATCGCCGCCGAGTTGGTGATCTCGCCATCGAAGCGGATCAGGCCAGCGATGCCCATGTCCGGCCAGAAGCGTTCGCGCATCACGCCGATCACGGTCGAACCGACCTTGCGGACGTAGTACTTGCCGAAGTCGCCGAACAGCACCGAGCGCGATCCAGTCGTCAGGCCGGCCATCGCCTGGTTGATGCTGATGGGATAGCCCAGAAGGGACGCCGGAACGCCGCCCTGGATATTGCCCATCTGCCAGAGATAGTTGCCCTGACCGTCCTTGAGCTTCCGCACCGCCGAAAGGGTGGTGTCGTTCATCATGAAACGAACCTTCGGCGCGGTGCGATAGGCCGGATCGACCGAATGCACCAGGTTGATCAGTTCGTCCGACGTGATCGCCGTGGCCGAGGCAGCGGTCACGCCCGCGCCCGATGCCGTAGCCACACCGTTCGGGGCGGACGAGCCGGTCCCGACCGTCAGTTGGCTGTTGGCGATGCGCGCCAGGCGTTCGCCCAGAAGGTTGCCGAGAAGCGCCTCCATCGAGAAGATGCTGTCGGTGTCCAGTTCCCACGACCAGCGAACGAATTCGGTGTCGAAAGCATAGGCATCCAGCGACTTCTGACCGAAGGTCACGTCCGAGCCGCCGTCGTCGGTCAGCGCCGTGCCTTCGGTGTGCGCCACGGCCACAACGGCGGTGTCATCGACCGTCGGCAGCTTCATCGGGTTGCCCGACGAAGTGTTGATGACGGTGCAGATCGCCTCGTCATACATCGGCCCCCAGGCCTTCATGGCGATGTCGATCTCGTTCATCAGTTCGGTAGGCACGGTATAGCCGCCCGCCGTGGTCGTGCCTGCCGTCTGAGCGCGGAATTCAGCAACGCCCTTTTGCAGGACGGCACGTTCTTCGGCGCTCAGGTTTTCCAGCGGGCCGCAGATCGCCTTCGCGAAGACTTCGCGATATTCGATCTTGAGGCCGTCGTCGGTGCCGCGCTGTTCAGCGTTGGCCCCGTTCGGACGGCGCGGGTCGCCTTCATTGGCGCGCGCTTCCATTTCGGCCTGCTTTTCCGCCCGTTTGATTTGGGCGTCCAGCTTGTCGAATTCGGCCATTGCCTTGTCGTGCGCCGTCTCCAACTCTGCCGCGCGGGCTTCGTCGGTGTTGGCATTGATCTCGTCCAGCCGCTCACGGGCCTGGGCGGTGATGCGCGCTTGTTTCTCGCGCAGTTCCTTGATGTTCATTTTCGATCTCCAATGAACAGGGTTCATTGGGCCGCCAGCGCTCATCGCTGCGGCTTTACTCCCGTGAGGGGTTCTCGCCAGGTGGCGGTAATTCAGATGCCGCGCGCCCGCATATCCACGCCCATTTTCATCGAGCGGCGGAGCGCAGCGGCGTTGAAATTGTGGCGCTTTCGTTCCTTGCGGTGGTCTTCGAGCGCCCGCAAGCCGATCTCTGTCGTCGGATACGCACCGCGCGGGACGATGGAAACCTCGAAAAGTTCTCCGACCTTCTTGATGGTCCGTTTCGGGATTTCTCCAGTCTCGTCCCATTCTTGCAGGCCGCCCTGCATCGAAAAGGCGAAGCTCATCTGGTCGATGTTCCCGGCCCGGATGTTCTCAATCAGGTCGCGCGCCGTTTGCGTGTTCGGCGGAGTAATTTCTACCCGCAGGCCGTGATCGTCTTCCTCGATCACCAGCGTTCCGGCCTTCTTGCGCCCGATCACATCGCGATAATCGTGGTTGTAGAGCGCGTGAATATCGTCTCGGGTCAGCGCTTCCGAAAACGCCCCTTTCGCCACCACCTCTCGGAAATAACCGCCGATATCGGCTTCTGAGCCGAACACGGCGGCATAACCTGCCAGCACTTCCGGTTTGTCATCCCGCTTTTCGAGCGAGATATCTGCCAGAATTCGCACTTCACGCTGTTGCGTCATTCCCTTGGCCTCCTACACCCGGCGCTTGGGCATCGGGGGGTTGATCTTGCTGCCCAGCCTGCGAAAGCGGCACCATCGCGCCTTGCACAAGAAGCTGATCCGCGCCCGCCGCAGCAGGCCAGTTTTCTAGATTGCGGGCCTCTCCCGGCTTCATGATCCCGTGCTGAATTGCCTGCGCATACCCTTCCATGCGCGTCTTGAAGTCGCCGCGCAGAAGGCCATCCAGGTTGAATTCTACATAGGTTGACCGCGCGGCCCGCCCGAACAGTTTCAGGTTGATCTCGCCTTCGATCTGCCCAACCCAGCGCAAGATCGTGTGCTTCACAAAGTGCAAGTCTTGCTGTTCGGTGTTTGAATAGGTGCCGTGGGTCAAGTCCTGCAACAGCACGGGCGGCAACGAGTAAATCCGCGCAATCTGTTCGATCACAAACCGCTGCGTTTCGGTCATCTGGGCCTTTTCGGCATCGGCCCCGATGGGCTTGATATCCAGACCGTACGGCAGAACCAGGGCTTGCCGCTTGTCCTTCGCCGCCTTCTTGACCGCCTCCGCCAAGTCATCAGCCGCCCGCTGCATCGCCGCGCCAGACTGGAAAGCGCCCGTCACCGCAAAGGGCGGAACGCCGCCGTTCGAGAAGAAGTTGGACCCATATTTCGTGACCGCCTGCGCCAGGCCGATCACGTCCTTGTTTGCGAAGATCGGGCTGCGATGCTCGACTCCGTTCGGCTTCAACATGAACGGCAGGTCAAGAACATCAGCAGGCGAATATTTCACCGACCGCGACCCGTCGCGATAGTCATAGACCCGCAGCCCATTGACCCGGCGCACGGTTAGCGCCGTCGGTTCAAGCGGCCACAGGTTCATCACCCGGCCCGCAGAATTCCGCTCAATGAACAGAACGCCCCGCCCCCCCGTAAGGGCTTGCTCCACCCACCACTTGAACAGGTCGAAAGCCGACATGAGGTCGCTTTCGTTCGCCACGTCGTTCAGGACGGCTTGAAGCGCGGGGTTGGTCGGCTCCCGGCCTTCCTTCGTCTTGCGGTAGACCTGCAATGGCAGCCCGGCAACCGTGGTGGCGATCACCTCAACCGCCGCCATGACAGCCGGAACGCCAAGTGCGCTTTCGACCGTGACAACCTCGCCAGAGGCCGAATTCATCAGGTAGGGCGCAAAGAATTGCATCATTTCCGAAGACGTTTGCTCAATGGCGCGCGTCTCGGTCTTGCGGTTCAGAAATCCGAGCATCACACCACCAGCTTGAAATCGGGGTCAGCATCCCAGGGCGTAGCGGGCGGGGCAGCAAGATCTTGCTTGATGAACCATCCCAAAGCCATGATCAGCGCCACCGCGCCGTCGATCTTATTCTTGTCCATCTCCTTCCGGGGATAGACGTTCTCCTTGGCATCGTAATGTCCGACCACGTTGCCGATCATCCAGTTCAGCACAGCGTTGCCAGGGTGATGAATGCGGCCCTCGCGCATCAGAGCATCAAGGCTCTTGGTCGCCTCGCTCATGTTCTGGACAGTCTGCCGGTATTCTTCGGCGGGCATCCCGTCCCGCTTGAGGTTCTGGATCATCTGCTGCGCCTGCCACGGGTCCGTGGCGACGGCTTGCAGGTTCATCCCCGGCCCTTCGGCCTTGATCTCGTCCTGGATGATCTCGAATTCGATGGTTTCGCCGGGCGTGGCGTAAAGGTCGCCCTGCATTTCCCAGCCCCGATACATCGGGTGCCGTTCTTCCTCTATGGCCGCATAAGGCAGGTAGAACCGGGGGAACACATAGAAGTGCGCCGCCCCATCAACCTTCCTGCGATAGACATTCACCCGCGCGGCAATGTCGATCTTGGACGCTAGGTCCAAACCCATCACCGCTTCATCTTCTGCGAAATCTGCCTCGTCTAGCGATTTGTCTTCGCACTTTCGCCAGTGCGCCGTGTCGAACAGTGCTGAATTCGCGTCCACCCAGATATTCAGGTGCTTGGTCAGGTAATTTGCCCGCGACTGCGCCGATTGCCGCGCCTTGGTCGCAAGCTGCATCACATAGGCCGGGTCTACAGAAATCCCCCAATTCGGGTTGGCCTTGGCCAGCGTTTCGACCGCAAAAGGATCGTCACCTTCATCGACCGTGTAAATGATGCCGAAAGTCGATTGGTCATCGACCACACCAGCCAAAACCTTTGCGACGTAATCCCGGACTTCGTAGCAGATACCGTGCTTGTTGCTGCCCGCCGTGGTGATCACCCACATCAGCGATTGGGGCCGCTTCCCAAGGCCAGTTTCCAGCACGTCGTAAACATCGCGCGTCTTGTGCGCGTGCAGCTCGTCCACCACGGCCAGGTGGATATTCAGGCCGTCCAGCGTGTTCCCTTCTGCCGAAAGCGCCTTGAAGCTGCTGGCCGACTTCATCTGCACAACAGCCTGCGCGGTCACCTCGACGCCGAACCTCTGGCGGAACCGCTCCATCTTCCGCGCCATAGCTTGGGCATCACGGAAGACAATCCGCGCCTGATCCCGCGTTGTCGCCGCCGAATAGACTTCGGCCCCCGCCTCGCCATCCAGCGCCAGCATGTAAAGGCCGATGGTCGAAGACAGCGCCGACTTCCCGTTGCCGCGCGGAACCTCGATATAGACGCGTCGGAAACGGCGGTTTCCTTCCGCATCGACCCAGCCGAACACGACCGCAACGATGAACACCTGCCACTCGGCAAGCCGGATCAACTCGCCGCGCGAAGCGAGAGGCCCCTTGATGTGCGGGCAAAGCTCGATGAACGCGCAGGCCCGATCCGCTTTTGCCTCATCGAAGCGATAGGCGAAATCTGGCGTGGCAAGGTCTGCCAGGTGCCGCTTGCAGGCCAGCACAACGAAGTTGCAGGCCGGTATCAGGCCCGCGACAACCCCTTCCGCATAGACCTTGGCCCGGTCACTGAACGAAGCGGTCAAACTCGTCGCCTTCATCATCTGGTGGCGGCTGATAGACCTTCGTCCTGTCAACCGGGGTAGCTCCCAAGCTGGAAAGCGCCATCCGGTAATTGCCGAAGAAACTGGCCGACAGCTTTTCCGTATTCGCCGCCATGATCTCGGCCCGCATCAGAGAGACGACCTCAAGCGCCCCGCGATCCTCGAATGTCAGCCAAGGCAACTCGTCCACGAAGACGCCCCACGCCTTCTGCGCCATGTCCGAAAGATAACCCGGCGGCTTGCCGACCATTCGGCCCGACTTCTTCGGCTCCTTGCGGGGGGAAAACCTGCCAGGATTGATCTTGTCTGCGCCGGTCAAGGCGGCCTTGGCCAGCGGCGTTCGCGGCCTCGGCATGAGAAGCCCCCTTCATTTGAATTGCAGATGCGAGAAGAAGCCTCCCCGCGCCGGTCCCGGCCCCCCTAGCCCTGATCCTTGATGCCCCCCCTGCCGAAGCGCAGCGATGGCGGGTCAGCCCTCTATCGGATATCCATCCGGCCCCACGATGCGCACTGCCTTGTGGCCTCTAGCATCGTGGCCTTCTCTGGTGGTCTTGGCTGCGTGGTGATCATCGCAGATCGACCGCAGGTTATCGGGGTCATCCGTGCCGCCTTGGGCCTTTGGCACCCTGTGATCTACTGTCCTTGCTGGCGTCACCCTGCCCGCCTCAAGGCATAGCTGGCAGAGGTGATTGTCCCTTGCGAGGATGGTCAGACGCAGGCGGCCCCAGTCCGCATCATAACCTCGCTGATGTCGTGTGCCTTGCTGCCCGCGCCACCCACCGCTGGCCTTGGTCATTCTTTGGCTGGCACGATGACAGGCGCACCACAGCAAGGGCATGAACGCAGCCTGTGCTGCGCGCCGCAATAGGCGCAAGAAGGCCAAAGTATCGCTGGCTGCCTCACCCCGATACTCACCAGAGCGCGACGAGATCGGTTGCGGTAGCGGCAGTCACATGCGTCGCCCGCACTGGAATGACTGCCCCAGCCTGTGCGACGAAGACAACGCCAGTCTGGCCGCCGACGGTGTTGACGGTGACATTTCCCGCACCGCCAACGTAGATGCCACGGGTTGCTTGCGACAAGGCCCCAGCGCCGGGAGTGATGGCTGCGGCGTTGGAGGCTGGACTGTCCAGCCCGCCAGCATAATCTTCAAATGCGTCGGCCATCAGTTGGTCACCCCAGGGTTCTGGATATCCAGGTTCAGCACGGTCGCGGATGCGGCAAGGCCCAGTAGACAGACGTTCTCGCCTGCGCCCACATCAGCCACGGGGCAGATACCGCCGGGCGTGCCGGACAGGTAGTAGGCCACGCCGCTGGTCAGGGTCGCGCCGATGGTGATGGGGCCGCTGGTCTGAACCGTGATGGGCTGGCCGTTGCTTGCGCCGTTGAGGGCGATGCCACCAGCGATGCGCAGGGCTGCGGTCGCGTGGTCCGCATCGGCGAGAACCCAGCGCTTGGTCGCGGTATTGAAGACCACGGCTTGCCCTGCCGTGATTGTCGCACCGGCAATGCCATGCTCGGTACGTGCGTTCGATCCCGCGACCACGTTGGCGGCGGGGATGGTCAGATCAGCCATATCGGCCTCCTGTGGACGTGGTATTGTTGTCGGATGCCCGGCCTGCCCGACCCAATGTTTCACGCGCACGCCACCCATGCAGAGGTGCAGTGCTGGTCGTGCAAGCATGTGGCGAGGGTGTTGCCCGGTGATGTGCCGCCGGGAATGAGCGTGTGGGAATTCCAGCGCCGCGCCATATGCTCTGAATGCGGGGCGGGCTTCCCTTGGGTTACTGTCGTGCCACGGCTTCCAAGCCGCTGGGGGTGATTACGCGCCTTCCGGCCTTCGCGGCTGCTACATGATCCCGTGACCGCGCTGCGTTGACCCTGTGGGGCAGGCTGGCGATGTTGCGGCTGTGCGCTTGCCCGCTGAGAGGTGCGGGCGGGTGTGGGATTACGGGATTATCCCGTAATTGGTGAGCGCGTCCCGGCCCGCCAAGGCTTCCGGGGTCAGCCTGACGCTGGCAGACGGCGGAGTTGCTGCATTCCGCGCTCTGGCCGGGGCATCGCGCCTCGAAGGCGTCACGGTCGCCGGGCCTGATGCCAGCCCTTTGCTTGGATGCACCCGCCAGAAAGCGGTATCGCGGTTATCGGCCCGCGCGCCGTGTCTCTCGGAATGGAAAACGCCCACACATTTCCTGCGGGCGCATTTCGTTCCGATGATGCCAAAATGGCAATTCTGGACTCATTGTCAAGCACAATCAGCGCCTCGGGAACTTCTTGCCCTTCATGCCCCACGCGACGTTGCGCAGCGCGTCGATGAGTCCAGCGTGATCCTGGCAAATCTGGTCATCCCAGACCACGCGCTTCGCCATGCCTGCGACGATCTTGTCGCCCTGCCCCAGCCAAGTTTCCAGAACCATGAGCGCCGATGTGGATTGCCGCTGCTTGGTCACGGGGTCGCGGTCGTCAACCGCCGGGCTGCTGGCGTCGGCGTGCATGGCATCTGTCGGGGACAGCAGGCGCAGGCAGACTGCGTGGCGGCGCGGCGCACCGATTGCGGCGTCGTAGGCGGTGATGACCTTGCGCATGTGGGTGATGGCACCCCAAAGCTCCTGGCGCTCATGCTCGGCCAACATAGCGTCGCCGATCACCCGACCGGCGTAGCATCCCCACCATGGGGCGCGCTGGTCGCGGAGATTGGCGTTGGTGATCGACTTGCCCATGTGCCTGCACCTTGTCTTGAGCGTTTCGATTGAGGGATCTCGGTATTCGCGGGGCCGGTGCGCGCGGCCGGATTTTTCGCGCGGGGGGATTTCCTTGAGGGCGAACGGGTCTTCCTTGCCCTTGTCGCGCTTCTGCTTGCGCTTGCTGCTCATGCTGCATCCCCCTTTGCGCGGCGGCTGGTGAAGCGAATTGTGGTATAATCACACCCCACGATTACAGCGCCGGAGCGGGCCGCCACGGGGCCTGTCGCTGTTTCGGCGGCACAGGTAGCCGGAATGTCGCTTGCGGCCTCTGTGGCGCGCTCTTTTGCGGCCTGCGACCACAGGCATTTGCCCTTGTGCTTGCGAACCTCCACTAGTCCTTCGCGGTGCAGGCTGCGCAGAAACGTGTCGGTGCGCTCCATGTCCCAGCCCAGCCGGTCGGCAATGTCGCGGGTCAGGCATTCCCCGGTGATGGCGGCGAGGCAGGCGTCCAGCTTCGCTTGGTGACCGGCCATGCGCATCCTGCGGGACTGCTCAAGCGCGGTTACGGCCATGGGGTTAGCCCGGACGGGCGTGTCCTTGGGCTTGATGCCAGCGCGGCGCAGCCATGAGTCGGCATAGCCCTGATGGCCCATGGCTGCCCACATGGCGGCGTTTTCGATGGCGGCCAGCGTCTCCCATGGCAGGGCGCGGGCTTCGGCGTGGGTGCGGGGGTTCATGCGGCGTCTCCTGCAATCTTTTTCCACTTGGCAATCCGGGCGTCGGATGGTGGTGGGGGCTGCGCCTTGACGTTCTCCGGGAAGACCCCCGTCCAGCCGTTCTGGATGCTGAGACGGGCCACGGCGTCCGGGTCCGGGTGTCCCGCCAGCCTTTCCGCAGTGAGTTTGGCGGCAGCCTCGGTCATTTTCGCCCGCTTGGCTTTTCGATGGGCGATGAATGCGTCTGCGGTTTCTGGGCTTAGAACAGCCAAGAGAATTTCCCGCACCAAATCCCCCTTGGGGGACTTAGGGGGTATATCTTCTCTTCTCTTCTCTTCTCTGCTTGAAGCAATTGCTTGACCTTGATCATTTTCTTTCAAGGCCTTAGCTGCGTTCTCCGCTCTGGTTCGTCCACCTTTCGCGCCACTTTCAGACCTCGAAATGCTCACGAACCCACGCTGAACCAGATCCGAACGCGCGCGTTCGTTCCAGATTTTCCCGTCCTCAATGGTCAGTTTTCCAGCCTTCACCAGAGCCTGAACAAGCGTCCGCGCCTTACGGGTAGACGTGCGGAAAAGGCCCGCGATAACCCGGTCATTGTCCGGCACCGGGGCCTCGTGCTTGTGAATTGCGTTGACGATCCGAAGGTATGCCGCCTCTTCCTCAAGGCTCAGATCGGCGGTTCCAAAATCCCATGCGGATGGGTCCATTTTATAGAAGCTCATGGCTGCCACCCGTCTTCCCAGATGACGTTTGTTGCAGCGTTGAACTTCATGTGCGCGGTGCCGATCTGGCCCTGGCGCTGCTTGGCGACGATGACCTCAAGCCGGTTCTTGGCCTTGTCCATGGCGTCTTGCCACGCGCAGAGTGCGTCCAACTCGTCTGTGTCAGGCTTCTCGCGTTCCAGGTAGTATTCGTCCCGGTAGCAGAACAGGATCGTGTCTGCGTCCTGCTCAAGCTGCCCGCTCTCGCGCAGGTCGGACATGATCGGGCGCTTGTCGTCGCGCTGTTCAACGGCGCGGGAAAGCTGCGAAAGGGCCAGCACAGGCACGCCGGTCTGCAAGGCCATGGCCTTCAACGCGATGCTGATCTCGGTGATTTCCTCGTATCTACTTTTCCCCTGCCCCCGGATCAGTTGCAGGTAGTCCACCACTACAAGGCGCAGGTTGCCGCGCAGCTTGGCCTTTACCTGCCGAACCCCGGCGATCAGCGCACCAATGTCGCGGTAGGATGGTGGCAGGAAGTGGATTGGCAATTCCCCCACCTTCCTCTGTGCCGCGATCAGGGCATTGCCCTGCGCCTCGGTGAAGTCGCCCGTCCGCATCTGCGAATAGGAAACCCCTGCCCCGTCATTCGCGGTCGCCTCTGAAATTGCCCGCATCGCCATGGCCTCAGGCGTCATCTCAAGCGATGCGATGCAAACCCCGTGGCCGTCTCTGGCGGCATTCAGGGCGAAGGCTAGCGCCACGGCTGTCTTGCCCATGGATGGCCTGCCACCCAGAAGGATCAATTCGCCGGGAAAGAAGCCCGGAACGATTGCGTCAAGCGATTTCAGGCGCGACTTGATCCCGCCATTGTCTTCGCCGTGGTATGCGTTGTGCGCCGCTTCCAGCGCCTCCATGCTGGCCGTCAGCATGGAAACCGGGCGGTTGGCCCCGACAGGCTGCAAACCCGACAGGGAAGCCTCCAAGCGCGCGCCGATCAGGTCTGCGCCGTCTTCCCCCCTGGCAATGGCGGCCTGCGCCGCATTCATCACCTCGATCAGATCACGCTTGCGGCGAAGATCGGCCAGCATGGACACATAGGACGATGCGGCGCTTGGGCTGATAGCGGCCCCGGCGAGGCGAACCAGATACTTCGGCCCGCCCAGATCGGCCATGCCCGTATGGCTGCGGAAATGGTCCGCCAGCGTGACCGGAGACACAAGCTTTCCTGCCCGGTCCTTCGTGACGATTGCCGCGAATATGTCGGCGTGGACAGGATCGTGGAACAGGTCCACGCCGCCCGCGTGCTGCGCTTCTGACAGCACGCCGCCAGCATATTCCCCGGACAGAAGAAGCGCCCCGAGAAGCTGCTGCTCTGCCTCGACGTTGTGGGGTGCGAAGTCTTGGCGCAGGTGGGTTACTTCGGTTGACCGCATTTAGCGTCCTCCACCAGCTTCTTGGCGAGTTCACCAATTGAGCGCCATCCGCTCACGGTCTGTTCTGCGTTGATTTCACCCGCAGAATCGGGATACTGCCCGCAATGGGACATGGTTCTGACCTCCTCGATAGGTCCGCCTTGTTCAAGGGCCGGGCGCTGTTCCACCAGCGTTTCGGCCCGCCTCATTTCTACCGCATTCTGTGACGGTTTCAAAGCCCTAACCCTTTGTTTGGGAAAGAAAGTTACCCACATTCAGCCCACAAAGTTACCAGGCATTCACGACACGAACCCCGCGTGATACAGGCCGATAGCCCCGATGACCGCCAGCGCCGCGCCCACGTCAGAAACGGTCGCAACCCGGCCTTTCCAGCCCTCGTGCCACTCGATCTGGTTGGGCCGAAGCTGGCGCGCAGATGGGCTGCCGACGTTCGGCTTCACTTCCATCAGGTAGTTGACCCCCCGGAACCCGACGAGAAGGTCAGGGCATCCCTGCCCTACGCTGTGAAGGTGCTGGACCGTGGCACCGGATGCTTTCAGGGCCTTGACGATTTCGGCCTGGGTGCCGTCAACCTTGGCTGCGCGCCTCATGGCCGCCCCCTGCTCAGGATGGTGTGGATGCGCCGGTATTTGGCGGCTGCGGCGCTGTCCCGGTTGTGGTAGCGCTCGGCCCGCCGGGCGATGATGGCGGCAACGTCATCTTCAACGTCGCGGCTCTCTGGCGCAGGGCGAATATCTCCCCCTCGAATGGCGCGCGCGAACCATGAACGTAGCCCCACCAGCCAAGAAGTTCCCCAGCGGGCATCGCTCGTATTTCGTCCAATTTCCGGGCGGTTTCCTCGGGCGTCCATGTCACACCCCCAGCCTGTCTTGCGTCGGGGCGGTCCATTGGTGATCCTCACCGTAAGCCTTGGCCCATCCGGCCTTGTCGCGGTGCAGCGCCAGCTTGCCGCGCTCGACCATGCCCTGGTGGTGGCCTTCGCACAGAGGGATTGCCATCCGGTCGGGAGTCTTGCGGCCAGAGAAGCGGCCATGAATGATGTGGTGCGCTTGGGTGGCCGTCTCCTGCCGTTCCCCGAACGCCTCGCAAATGCAGCACGGCAATTCCCGCACGCGGGCGAGATAGGCCGGATCGGCGGCGGGGCGCGGCTCTTTCAGGCCCAACGGCGGCTTCTGCGCTAGGTTCATGCGAATTCTTCCTCGTATTTGAGGGCTTCTGGGTCGGTCAGCCGAACCCCAAGCGGCAGCCAATGCCGCTGCATCGCGTCCATGAATGTGGTCATCTGCTTGACGGTCATCAGCCGCGTCACGGGCTGGTCTGTGACCTGCACAAACTTGCGGACAGCCTCATAAGACAGGTGACCCAGACCGGCCTCCCACTGGACGCGGAAAGCCTCGTTTTCAGCCGTAAGGATCGGAACGCCGAAGGTCACCTTGCAGTCGGCCCTGACTTCTTCCCTGTCCATGTCGGCAAGCTGGCGGGCAATGTCGGAATACCAGCGCTGCGAAAGCCGGTTCTGAGCGTCCCGCCGTGGGTCTCCCCTGACAATCGTAACCGTCAGGGGCAGGCGTGGCTGTGCGCGAACATAGGCGGCAAGCCTGTCAGCATCGCTGGCCTCGCGGATCACACGCGTCACCATCAGCCGTCCCCCATGATTTTCACGTAGCGGTCGAACACGCCCTGCGCCGTGCGCTTGTCGGCGTCCGAAACGTCCTGGCCCCCGCTCACCGCCTCTGCGGCGTGCAGGACAAGCGTTTCCTCGTCGTGGATGCCGATGGCCATGAGGCTGCGCATGGTCAGCAAGGCTTTGGCGTGGGGCTTGCTGGTCATCAGAACGAACCCCATTCAATGGCGCGGCTGACGCTCCACCCGCTCTTCAGCCGAGCGTGAAGCGTCGTACGTTTGACGCCAGACCGCCGTGCCCATTCCGCCAGCGTTAAAGTCTGGCCATCATGAGTAATTAGGCGAGACGACCGCCTGTTGTTCGCTTGCTCGGTCGCGTCAGCCCATCGGCAATTACTGGGCTCATAGTTCCCGTCATTGTCGATCCTCTCGATGGAATGGCCCGCGCTTGGGCACCGGCCCATATCCTCAAGAAAAGCCGTAAAGCTTTCGCGCCAGCGCTGACATACCGTGATCCCCCGGCCACCGTATCGGTGATAATTTGGGTTCTTGGGGTTGTGGCACCGCGCGCGCATTGCGTTGAAGCAGTGATATTCTCGCGACCCCCCATCAGAGGTCTTGTGCCCGTGCTTGTATCTGCGGATTGGCCCCCGGGGGGCGATGAAATGTTCCATCGTCTCCCTCAAAACGGAATTTCTGAATCCATGTCTGCCGTCTGGCGGCCAGCGGGTTCGCGGCGGTCCTCCTGCGGCTCATCTCGCGCCGCGTCATCGGGCTTGCCGCCCAGCATGGTCAGTTTGCTGTTGAACGGGCGCATAACGACTTCGGTGGAATAGCGGTCTGCCCCGGATTGGTCCTGCCACTTCCGGGTTTCCAACTGGCCTTCCAGATAGACCGTGGCACCCTTGCGGAGATACTGTTCCGCGACTTTGGCAATGCCCTCGTCAAAGATCGCGATCTGGTGCCACTCAGTGCGCTCCTTGCGTTCTCCGCTTGCCCGGTCGCGCCAGCTTTCACTGGTGGCGATGCGCAGGTTGACGACCTTGCCGCCGTTCTGGAAGGTGCGCACCTCGGGGTCACGCCCAAGGTTGCCGATGAGGATGACCTTGTTGATTGAGCCTGCCATTTATGCTGCCTCCGACAATTGCGCCTTGCGCGCTTCCTTCGCCGCCGAAACGGCCTTGTCCGACTGGACGGGTGCTTTCAGGGATTTCCAAACCGCCTGCAGATCAGCCATGTCGCTGGCGCTTTCGATCATCGTGAGCGCATCGGTCACGGCGCGCGCGTGAGCCAGTTCAGCGGCTTCCTCAGTGGCGCGGCGGTTGTCTTTGCTGTCCGGGTCATCCGCGCTGTCATCAATCGCGAACAGGCCGCACAAGGCATATTTCCGGGCGTAGGAAGAACAGGCCCCGGTGATCTGGGCATCATCCATGCCCTTCTTGGCCAAGGCGTGCATGGCAACGCCCTGCGCCTCAGCGACCACTTGATGGCCCGCCACCAGCTTTGCCGTGGCGACAAGGAACAGCCGTTCACCAATGAAGGTGATCGCGTCGGACATGATCAATGACACGCCCTCGGGCTGAATGTCCTTGAACGCGCGCAGGATGCTTTCGGCGTTGCGGTAGTTGTAGCCACCGAACTCGTTCTTCTTGTCCTTGGGGGCTTTGATCGCCCGTTGGACTTGGGTCAGAATGTCGTCATCCATCACGCGGCCCTCACTGTGACCACGGGCAGGCCGCGCTGCAGGGCACAGCCAGGGATTTCTTCGCCCGCCTCGATCCGCGACTTGATCGCCTTCTTGTCCGGGGTGACGACTTCCTTGATCGTGCAAAGCTGGCGCGGCACTTCGGCCTCGTCGGTGATCTGCACAGCCAGCGCGCCTTCCCGCACCGAAACCGTTGCAATCGGGCGCTCGGCTTTGGTCAGATCGGCGGCTTGCAGGATGCGGCCCATCCAGATGCGGGTCGTATCCTGGCGGGCCTCAATGCGCTGGCGGCGGGCCTTAAGCTGCGCCTCGACGGCCTTGATGCCATCCACCAGCGCCCGGTCTTTCGCATCATCGCGCAGAAGGGCGTCCAGAATGTCGCCCGCATCCGTCTCGCCATCCAGCGTGTCGAAATAGGCTTGCTCGTCTTCCTCGCGATAGACCGCCAGATCGGCGGCGACTTCGCGGATCATGTCCAGATTGATCCTGCGCATCACGACACCATCGGGTTGCGGGCGTCAGCGCCGGTCAGGTCAACACCGGCCTTCGCGGCCAGATCGCGGAACCACTCGTCGGCCTTGAGGCGCGGGTCGCACGTCTCGGCCACGATGCGGATCAGGCTTTTCAGCTTCCACAGTTCGACGGGCAAAGCGTCCAGGTTGCGGGAATGTGCGTTCATTGCTATCGTCCTTTCATTGTCGATTGCCGGGCGGGTTGGATTTGCGGTCGCCTGCCCGGCGGTTTCCCTGTCAGGCAGCGCGCGGGAATTTCAGGCCCATCTTGGAAGCGGTGCCATAGACGCCTGTCACTGCTTTCCAGCCGAGAATGGCGGCGATCTCTTTCGCGGACTTCCCGTTGGCGATGCCATGCCGGATGATTTCCGAGGCCTCGCCGCGCTTGTGCTTCTTGGGGCCGCGAGTGGCGTTGTTACCTGGCTTGCGCGTCCGGGCGAGTTCCGCCAGCGAATAGCCATAGCGAGCGGCGACGGCTTCCAGTTCGGCGACCGCGCCATCGCGACGGCGCAGCTTTTCAGCCGCGACCATTGCGTCCAGTTCCTGAACCGTGAACCGGCTTAGATCGACTTCCATCCTTCACGTCTCCTTTGGGTTGGGGTGGGGAATAGAAAGCCGGGCCGGGGCGATTGCCCGCGCTGCCCGGAGTTGCGCCGCACGGTCAGACGGGAGAGGCAGGTGTGCGGCGGGGAGGTTCATGCGGCGACCCTTTCTTCAGGGGCCAGGTTGCCTTCGTGGCGCATGCCCATCACGACACAGCCGAACCCTTCACGGGCCAGCGGTCGAAAGAGCAGAACGAAGTTGACCAAATCAGCTTGCAGGACGGACCCGGTGTTCACGTCCAGAATGGATGCAAGGGATTTGGCGCTGAGGCACTGCCCGAAGGATGCAAGCACATCAGCGCGGGAGGCGGTCGTGGCAGCTATGGACGCCTTGTCGTAGCCTTCGCCGTCCATGACGACGCCATCATCTGATGACCTGATCAGGACCCTTTTCGCCCCGTCGAATGTGATCTTGCGCAGCGCGCACGACAGATCGTCGGCTTCGGCAGTGAAGATCGGTACGCCGCGCGGGATGCCCCGCTGCCAATCAGGGAAAACGCCGTCAACGACCTTGCCCTTGACCCGAATGTCTTCTCCCTCGACGCGCCACACCGTCTCGCCGAGGAACAGGCGCCCGCCGCCTTTGAGGATCGGCAGGATGATACGGAACGCCTCTGCGGGGACGGTCGTTTCGACCGGCGAAGCGACAGGCGCGAAGCCCGCGCAATGGCCGTTGTAGCCGCAGGCCCCGGCAGCGCCAAAATGGACGCCACGGAGGTTGTATTTGATTTCCTCCGTGCTGACGAACGGCGCGCAATAGGCCAGCGCCGCCGCTGCGCCTTCGATCTCGTGCGGCGCATCGCCCGGCATCGCAACCGGGAAATCTGCCTCAGGGAAGAACGGCAGACGGCAATGCGAACGCCCCGCCCGCAGATCAACCGCACCGTCCAGTGTGATCGTCACCAGCGTTTCGCTCAGGCTGGACAGCCAAGCCTTGAGCGGCGCGGCAGGGACGGCAATGCAGCCCGGCGCGCTGACAGCGGCTTCGCAGGTAGCCCGGACCTCCATGTCCAGATTGCTGCCCGTGATGGACAGCGCGTTGTCGGCGGCGCGCAGCAGGACGCATTCCAGCACAGGGGTGGTGTTGCGTGACGCGATGGGCGCTGCGGCCTGCGTCACCGCCGCCAGGAGCGGCTTGGTTTCAGCTTGCAGCTTCATTCCAGCACCTTGATGAGATACTCGGCGTCATCTGCGGAAATGCCGTCGCCGATGATCTTGATCGCGGACGAAATGCGATCCTTGCACTCCCTCCATATTCCGGCGTGTTCCTCTGACCGGGCGCTCTCGAAGTCGTCTTCCATCTGGTCGAAAACGCGCTGCCGCTCATCCTCGGAAACATTCTGCATAGCCTTGATGGTCGCCCAGATGCGGTCACGGTCGGGATGCGCGTCGATTTCCGCGATGCTCATGGGTTCGCAGCGCCACGCGCCAACCGATGGGGAAGCGTCCAGAAGGTCCAGCATGGTCATGCTCCGGTTGTGAGGTTGAAGGTCATGCCGCCTCTCCGATCAGGGCTTGGAGCGCGCCGGGGAAGCGGAGGACAACGGCCAGCGCGGCGGATGCGTGGGGCGCGTTCTTGCCTTCCCACCACCCTCTTGCCGTCTTCTCGTCGATGCTGAAAAAGACGTGGACCTCGTAAGCGCTGCGGAAGTGCGCGCGGATGAAAGCCATCCATTGCGCGGGCAGGCTGCGCTTGATCGCCAATAGGTCAACACGCGTTCCGGAATTAATTCCGGGTTTCGCGACTTTGGTTTCGCGTCCACCTTGATCCTGCGACAACACAGGAGACGAAGCCGATGAAGAAAGCCCGCGCGCCACCAAGGTCATGACGAGGCCCCCGTGGGGGCGGCGTGGACCGCCAGCATCCATTCCGCCGTCGCGTAGGCGATGCCACGGGCAGCGGCGGCTTTCGTGACCGCCTCTTGCCGCCAAGAGGGAATGCGCCCAGAGACAGCCCACTTGTGAACCGCGTCCACGTTCTCGCCGATCTCATCGGCCAGTGCGCGGCGGGTGGGCCAAGTGTCGATCAGGGTCCTGATGGGGTTATCTTGCTTCATGCCGACCATAATGGACGTTTCTTCTAGAAAGGCAAGATGGAAGAAACGTCGATGGGCATTTCTTCTAGCTGGGCGCATGTTTGCGGCATGGCCGCAGCCCGCAAAACCCCTACTGACATGCCTCTGATCGACGTGGGGCGTGTCGCCGCGCGCGTCGAGGCATTGAGGATGCATCTGGGGCTGAACAAGGGCGATTTTGCCCTATCGTTCGGCCTGGACCCTTCCAGCTATTCGAAGGTTCTTGGCGAGGCGAAGCCGCTCAAGCTGGATTATGGCTATCGGATTTCCGAACGCTGGGGCGTGACGATGGACTTCATCTATCGCGGGGATCTGTCGAAGATGGATGAGGCCATGCGCGCCAGCATCATGGCACACCTCATGAACCTTGAGCGGTAGAGCCGGTCGATAGACCAGCCGGTCGTGTCGGCCACCCAGAACAGCAATCGGTCATCGACATCATAATCTTCGCGGCGCATTCTTCTTCCCCCCTTGCAAAACATGTCACGGCTGGCAGGCCGCAAGGGTGGAAGGCGAAGGAGCGTCTAGGCTGGGGGCCGAGCTTCAGCATCACCTGGCAATTCGGTGATAGCATGGAACGGAACGGGAACGAATAGCCCTTATTTTGTGGGCTTCGGGGTTGTCCACAGGGCTAGTGGTGGATTCCCGGAAGGGTTGCAATCGGTTGCCGAATCGGCCCGGCGCGTGTGATCGTCAGGGCAGATTGATCGAAGGGGGTTCAATGGCCGTGTTGCAGACGAGGCGCGTAACCCTGCGCGACTTTCACGATTTCTTTAGAGAAAAAGGGTTGGGTAAAGACCTGCCATGCCCCATGTGTAAGACGGAGGCCCAGTTCGGATGGTCTGACAAGCCTGCGCCGCAGACGGAAGTCGAGTTTCTTATCCCCATGGTCGGGGCGAGTGCCGATCCTGGGAAGGACAACTTCTTTCAGACATGCGATAACTGTGGCTTCGTGGAAGTGTTTTTTCTTGCGCCGTTTTGTGATTGGATAGAACGCAGATGAGCATTGTCGTCCCGTTCCGTCCCAAGCGGCCCGATGGCGACGAACCGCCAGGAGGTGACGACATGGAGAAGCGCGTTGCTGCACTTGAGACCGCCTTTACTTCGGTGAAGGGGTCCATCGACGAGCTGAAGGTCGAGACGGTGAACGTCGGCATGAAGGTTGCTGGCGTCGCGAATGATGTTTCCAAGCTGCCGGACAAGGATTGGGTCCACAATCGCGCATGGGGCCTTATCGCTGCCATGGCCGCCTTGCTGGGCATCTTCAAATATCTTCTTCCGGGCTAACCCGGCTTAACACCTGCAATCGACTGCAAGCCCGCCCTCATCCGGCGGGCTTTTTCTTGCCCGCGTGTCACCGATTCTAGCGCGTATCGGGGCGGGGTGGAAATCACATTCTGGACGTTTCATCCATTTTTGTGATTGACGATGGAAGAAACTTCCAGCATAGTCTCCCTACACGCCGCAAGCAGCGGCACGGGAGATCGAAGATGCAGACCAACATGCCATGGGCCGTTTATCGCTGCGATCCGATCCAGCGCGGCGAAACGCCTCGCAATGAAGTTATGGTCAGCGGCCATCTGTCGCCCGGCGAAGCAATGGACGAAGCTAACCGCCTCAAGCGCTTGGATCGCGCCAACAGCTACGTTGTCGGGGCGGCCTGATGCGCATCTTGCTGGCTTGCGAATGTTCCGGGGCCGTCAGGGACGCGATGCTTGCCTTGGGGCATGAGGCGTTGTCCTGCGACCTGCTGCCCAGCGAGACGCCCGGCCCGCACTATCAGGGCGATGTGCGTGAGGTGCTGGATTACCCGTGGGACATGATCATCGCATTTCCGCCATGCACTGACCTGACTGTCAGCGGCGCACGGTGGTTTGCGGGCAAGAAGATGAGCGGGGCGCAATACGCCTCAGCGGCATTCTTCATGACCTTCGCCAAGCACCCGTGCAAGCGGAAGGCGATTGAGAACCCGGTCGGGATCATGTCGAGCCTTTGGCGCAAGCCGGATCAGGTGATCCAGCCGTGGCAGTTCGGTCATGGAGAGACGAAGGCGACCTGCCTTTGGCTTGATGGGCTTCCGCCGCTTGTTCCGACACGAATTGTCGATGGCCGCGAGGCCAGCGTCCATCGAATGCCGCCCGGGCCGGATCGCGCCATGGAACGCAGCCGCACCTACCCCGGAGTTGCCGAAGCCATGGCCCAGCAGTGGGCCGCCTGACCCCCGGCCCTACGGGGCCACCCACCACATGCAATTGGAGAATGAGAGATGCCCGCAGGGATTTCCAAGGCCAAAGGCCGCCGCAACGGCAAGACTCGCAATTCTGGCATGTCGCGCGACAAGGCCGGGCTGCCCGCGAAGGCTGGCAAGCGCAAACTGCCCACTGCGAAGCACGGCAAGCACATCACCACCGAGGACATGCGTAGCCGGGCCATGTGGCTGCACAGCCTAGGCCATCGCCCGTATGTGCGCCCGGCTCAGTGGCGCGCTGCTCACGAAGCCGCCTGACGCCACGGGGCCACCCACACGGGAGATACGCCATGAACGACTTGCATCGCATCGCCAGACACCAGAGGCGCGCAGACCCTGCGGAAGCCGCTATGATCGCGGTTCTCAGCCTGTCGGGTGAAGACGCGTCGCGGCTGGCGACGATGCTGGCCGAACACTACGGCAACCGCCCTTGGGTCGATGCGCGCGCGCTCTCGATCATCCCCCGGAAGGAAGCCGCCTGATGCCGCTTCCCACGCTTTCCGAGACCATCGGCTTCCTGATGTTCTTCGCGGTCGTGGTCTCGGTCATTCCAGCCCTTTGACGGAGAGACGCCATGCGCTTCCTCGAAGATGCCCTCGCCCGCCGCCGCGCCGGATGGTGCCAGCGCCACGAGATCATCGACCGGGCGGGCCTGATGCTGGACCACGCCAAGGCGGGCAACCGCCAGCGGGCCGAGGAATACGCCGTCGAGATTGAGGCGCTGCAACGGGCCGAGGATGAATGGCTCGGACCCGGCGTCTATTTCGACCGCCGCGAAACCTATGACTGGCCGGTCGGCATGAGCCACGCGGATTGGGCGGCGGCCATCATCAAGGGCGGCTGGATGGTCCACCGCCGCGTCCACCCCAACACAATCGCTATGGCCGTCGCGGCTGAGTGAAACACGAAAGGACTGAGAGATGGCGTCACGCGAAGAACTTCAAGCCGTCATGGATCGCCCCGGCTTCGGAACGGGTCGCGCCTATCTCGACAGGGCAAGGCAGGAGGCTGACGCGCTGGCGATGTTGCCCGACCGCAATCTGATGGCCCCCGTCATGGCTTCCACCGACCCTTGCGAGAATTGGCTGATCTGCTCCTTCGGGAATTCCAACGAAGACGGAAAAGACTGGCATTTGGTCACCGACCAGGTTCGCGGCTCCGCGATGGGCGATTTTGATTTCCCCGAGGATGCGAAGATGGACGCCATCAGGACTGCCGCCGTTCTGAACGCCTATCGCATGGGGCTGCTGGTTGTGAGGCCCGCCCCCTGATTTCCCCCGGCGCGCACCGCCTGTCCCCCACGCGCGCCGCAACGCCCCCGCCTGTGATCGGCTACGGCTACCGGGCGGGGGCAACCATCAATCCCAGCAAAGGAAACGACATGTCGAGCAAATCCCCATCGTCTTCCGGCGGCATCGGCTTCTTCGGCCTGCTGACCATCCTGTTCATCGGTCTAAAGCTGACCGGCTACATCGCGTGGTCGTGGTGGTGGGTTCTTTCTCCGATCTGGGTCCCGACGATTGTCGTGCTGCTGATCATCCTGCTGGCAGTCATCCTCACCACGCGATGATCGCGGGCGGGGGCAACCATCAACCAATGGAGCGAGTGATGAGCAAGACGAAAGACGGCGGGCCAGCGTTTCCGACTGAAATGCCTTACAAGCCCGGCATGTCCCTGCGCGACTGGTTCGCCGGGCAGGCGCTTGCAGGGCTTCTGCCGATTTGCGTCCACGACACGGTCAAGCCTGGGGAATTCCCCCAGCACATCGCCCGCAACGCCTATCAGATCGCCGATGCCATGCTCGCCACCCGCGAGGCCGGGCGATGAGCGCCGATCTGGAAAAGCTGCTGCCCTGCCCGTTCTGCGGGGGCGAGGCGCACTTATCGCGATACCACGCGTATTCGACTGACAGCAGCTTTGACTTTGTAGGCTGCAAGGCATGCTGCGCTTTGATTATGTGCGACGATGGGCGCGACGGAAAAGCGGAAGCCATCTCCGAATGGAACCGCCGCACCCCCGACCTCGCCCGTCAAGTGATCGCCCTCACCGCCGATAACGCCGCCCTGCGCGCAAAGGCGGAGAAGCTGGCGGAGGCGCTGCGACCGTTCGATGAGAAATGCACGACCCTGCGCAGCGTTCCCGATGACTGGAAGATCACAGCCGTGGATATGGGAAGCCATCTTCGCCAGGTCGATTTGACCGCAGGCGACTTCAAGCGCGCCCGCGCCGCCCTCACCGAATGGGAAACACCATGACAGAGATCAACCAAAAATTTGCGAACCACGTCACGGGGATCGCGTTTAGCCTCCAGCTTTCAAAGGCGCAGATCATCAAGCTTATCGAAGTGGCTGGGCGCAATGACGCCCCATACATCAACCTATTCCGGCTCAACCGGGCGCACGACACTTCTGTAGTGTCTGGCCGTGTCCTTGAGGACAAGGGATTGGTCTTTGCGCCGGACCCGGAATTCCCCGGACTATACGACCTGACGGAGCCGGGGAAGATTGTATTCGATCTTCTGAAAATGGCCGGGCTTGTTGAGCAAGTCGAACGCAAGGCGGGCGCAGCATGACCCACCATCTCCGCTACCCCGTCGATGCGCCGTTCATGGACATGGCGCACCTGCTGCTCAAGGCGCGGGAAATCGCCGCCGATCCGCTGGTCTACACCAAGCCCGCACGGGCCGAGGCGCTGGAAACGCTGCTGGCCCTTGGTAACGAACATGACAGCGCGGATATCGCCTCGCTGCGTCTGAGCCTGTCCGGGCGGCCCGTGGACAAGCCCGGCTGGGGCCATCCGGTGATGATGCTGCTCTACGCCGTGCTGCTGATCGTCGGCGGCTTCCTGCTGCGGGGGGCGGTGTGATGCGGCAGGATTACAACCTTAGGCTCACCAACGCTACCGATGAAGAAGTCGTATCCGCACTCCGCAGCGCCTTTATCGCGAGGGGTGGAAAAATGGCGAAGCCCAAGGCCGCGTTCTTCGCAGGCCTTCTTGTCGGCGCGATCCTGATCGCAGCCATGGATTACGGCGACGTGTGGCTATGCGTCGGACAGTGCCATGCCCTCAAGGATGCGCTGGAGGCCGCCCAATGACCCCCACCCCCGAACGCGAAGACGTGGTGGCCGCGCTGGCAGAGGCGCGGGCGGAGATCGCGCGGTTGAAGGCTGTCCCGGTTGCCGACAGCCTGCACTGCTACGGTATGTTCGACGACCACAGCTTTTGCAAATTCGACGCGATAAGTGTGGAGGACCTGGTCGAACAATGGCGAAACGCCATCAAGAACGACAGTCATCGTGACGTGTCTCTTTGCCCCGTTTTCGTCATGGCTGGAAAGACCGAATTGCGCCGGGTCGGAAATATGCTTTTCCCGGATTGGGATGCGCGTAAGCCAAGGGACGAAAGTAGCGTCGCTTCGTTCATCTCCGCTCTGAACTCCGATCCTGACATTCCTAGCCTATTCGCCGCCCTGCGCGATGCACGGGAGGGGCGGTGATGGGACGCCTGCTATGGCTTATCGTCATTATGGCATCTGCCGTCGCTTTAATAGCGATGGCCCGTGGCGAATTTGCCTTAGCACAGAAGGCTCTCATCGCCGCAGTTCTTGGGGTTGTTCTCATGCAGAGAGGTGCCCAATGACCGCCCTCGCCTTTATCGCTGGCCTTGCCATCGGCGCAGTCGCGACGGTCGCGGCGATGGTCGTGGCTGACATGCTGTTTTTCCGGGGAGATGAGGAATGACCACGCAAGCCGAAGCCCTTGACCGCCTGATTGCCGCCGTGGAGGCGGGGAAAGCGACCAGAACGGAAATCGAAGAAATGGCGGCAGCGGTGTTCGACCTGTCCGTTGCCGCAATGAATGTCGGGTCAGCCTACGCGCAGGATGACCTGAACGCCGCCAAGGCGCTGCACGACGCGCTGCTGCCGGGGTGGGAGTGGTTTGTTGGGCCGTCCAATGCCAAGGTCTACCCATACAACGGCAATCCGGGCGTTTCATGGAGTGGTATGGCTGACAACCCCGCCCGCGCATGGCTGCTGGCGGTATTGCGGGCATATCGGGGGACGCTGGTCTGATGGGATACCCGGCAAAACCCTTGGACATGGACGGAGCGGCGGAAGTTCTTGGCATTTCCCGGCGGATGCTGACCTATGCCCTGCGGAGCCTGCCCTTCTATGAATTCCGGGGCAGCAAGAAAGTCTTCTATCCCGAACACATCGCCCAGCTACGCCAAGGAATGCACGAATGCGCCTCCAAGTCCGATGGATCAAAGGCTGGGCCTACGCCTACGGGACCGGCCCTGATGGCGCACGCATCCGACGCGCTCTCAAGACTCAGGATGATCGCCGCGCCGAAGAGGCAAGAGCGCACCTTGAGGCCCGACTCTGGAAGGTCAGCCACTACGGCCCGGAAGCGGTCGTAACGTTCGATGAGGCCGCCCTCGCCTATGCAGAGGACGGCGGGGAAGCCCGTTTTCTGGTCAAGGTGACCGAGAAACTTACCGGCAAGCTGCTCAGGGAGATAACGCCCAAGATGATCCGAGACGCCGCCCGCCGCGCATACCCGCAGGCATCCGCCGCGACAGTGAACCGGCAGGGCATCACGCCAGCGCAGGCCGTTGTCAACTATGCCCATGCGCAAGGCTGGTGTGGTCTGATCCGGGTTGAGCGTCTGGCTGTCGAGCAATCAAAGCGCAAGGCGGTTGGCGCAGACTACATCGCGGCCCTGCGCCCTCACCTGCCCCTGCGCGCCTTTGCCCTCATGGCATTCCTGCACATGACCGGGCGGCGGGTTGGGGATGCAGTGCGGCTTAAGCCCGAGGATCGGGACGGCACGTTGATCACCATCGACCGCACGAAAAACGGCGAAGCGGCGACGGCAATCATTTCGGATGAAATGGCCCAGATGCTTGACAGCATCCCGCCGCGCCACGGCCTGTTGTTCGGCTATGTGCATCGCAGCGGGCTTTACGGAACTCTGCGCCGGGCGGCTACGAAGGCCGGGGTCGAATATCTCGGAACGCATCAGCCTGGGCGGCATTCCTTCGCCACGCACCTGTCAGATCTGGGATGGGGCAGCAAGGCGATTGCCGAGGCTGGAGGGTGGAAAAGCCCGCAACTGGTGGCGAAAATCTATGAGCATCCGACGAATGCGCAGGGGCGCGCCGCAAAGATCACTGGCAAAAAAATGGCAAAGGCTATATCATCGGCAAGCGCAACCAGCGGAAAGAAAAGGGGTAAATCGAAATGA